AACTTATCTGAACTTTCTGTATTTCGTCTTCTACCTACTGGGCGACTATTGGTAGAAGGTTCTTCTTGATTGTTCGAAGCTACAGGTCTTCTTCTGGTTGGCATCTCATTTGAGGTTCTAGCATTATCTGTAGATCTTCTGTCATTTCCTGGGTTTCTTTGAGGTGGCGCTTGACCATCAATAGCTTCTTCAAAGTAACCATTATTTAAGAAAAATTCCAATTCCTCATAAGATTTATCTAGAATCAGTGTTCCTAATAATTCGGGAATTTCTGGTAAGTCCTCTAATGAAGTATCATCCGAATCTAATGGATATGTTTCGTAAGTAGTTTTCATATCCCCTCTTTTACCATTTCTTTCAATTTCAAATGGAGTTGCTACCAATGGATTATATCTTGCGGCTAATGATGCAATCTTTGAGTAGAATGTTTTTCCTCTATCCCAAATCTTTACTTCTTGCGATTCTTCATCATAAAGTTTGATAAATAATCTTGCGATAACCCTAGACTTAGCCGCACATAATGGGCAATCATCTATTGGCTGGTTATATTCTCTTAAACAGTTAACATAACGTTTCTTACCATCCAATTCTACCTCATGTACCCCATATCCCACAATATCATCTACAGTATTATACATGAATCTTACTGTTGCTACGTCCTTATCATTCTTCAGTGAGAAGAATCCTCCTCCACCTTGTCCACTATAGTTATCAATGTCACTTGCATTAAATCTTGCCATTCTTTTTTTCTCCTTTCATTTTTAAAGTTTTTGTATTAGTCAGCCTATCGGCTTGAACTCTGTGTAAATTAAATGATTTTCTGAATAACCAAATTGATACTTTCTGCATTATTTTCTTCATTATTTTCTTCATTCAGTAAATCCCTCCCATACTTATTATATAGAAAATTTCTTAGAATCCTAAAGCTAATGGCATTAATTTTTCTCTTAACTTCTTTCTCATATTACTTAGGGTCATAATGCTAACCCCCATCATCTTAGATATTTCAGAATTGCTCCAATCAGATAAAATTAAGTCACAATATTGCAATTCTTTAGCTGTTAAGTTATATTCATGTAAAGATTCTATAAAATTATCTTCCTCAATTGTACAATCTATTAAATCAAATCCATTTTCTAGCATAGCCTCATAACTGTCAGAAAAAAACATTGCCTTTCGTTTATGGGTATTTAATGCTTGAGTTTCTTCTCTAAATTTATTCATAAGTACCATTGTAAAGTATGTTGAAAACTCAGCTTGTCCAACTTTAAAGGTTTGTAAACAATAATCCAATTTTTCCATACCATAACTAATTACATCATCCTCTGTTAAACCATAATAGTTATGGGATACACTAATTATTAGCTTGTACATCTTTTCAAATGCCAAGGCAAATAGGGACGGATTTAAACTATCCCTATAAGCTATGGCAATCTCATCAATACTTAATTTTCTATCTTCTTCTACAATAATTGTTGATAATAATTTTAATGTGCTATTCATTTGTTTTTTCTCCTTTATTTAGTTTTCTGAGTGTTTACAGTTATTTAGATTTTTTGGTTTGACGATTCTTTTGAAATTCTAAAGAAGCATCTAGTAACTTTGTTATTTCTTCTCTATTCTCTGGAGTATCTTCTGCAAAATGCACTCTCGCATCAAACATATGGTTCATCTTTTTGTACTCTGTTAACTCTTCAACTGCTTTTGACCTCATCCATAATGTTACGCCTTTCTTATTAAAAGTGAAAGCCATATACATTCTGCCTCCAACTTTTAAACTTCTGAAACTAGGTACAGATGCTATAAATACTTCTGTTTGTCTTTTTTCTGCTAATTTCTCAAGAAAGACTTTAAGTGGGTGCTCCCCCGATATTTTCTCTCTTGGCTTCTTAGGTTCTTTTTTCTTTTCTTTCTTTGGAGCCGATTCTTCTTCTAGCGGCTCTTCCTCTTCTTCATTTATTTCTTCATCTTCAGTAATATCAATTATATTAATTTCCTCGGCAGGCTCTTCCTGTGTGATTTCTTCTGTTTGAGGTTCTTCAGTAACTGATTCTTCTTCATATGGTTTCCACCATCTCTTTAATGTTGCAGGGCTAATATTTCTTTCTTCTCTAGATTCTTCCAATCTGATAGTAACTTGCTGCTCGTTCTCAATTACTAATTCTGCAATTTGACCATTTCGTACTGATTTATACTTTTTCATTTTAATACCTCCATAAAGTTTTTTAAGTTTTAACAAAATATTTGAGACTCATGTTCAATCTTGATATCCTTTTTAGGCTGACCCAACTTAATTAATTCTAACATTCTTGTTTCTGCCTCTACTTTACTACCATATTTAACCTTGCCATGATACCATTTCTTACCCATTTTAACTCTTAATCTGTAGCCATATTCTTTCATTTCATTACCTCCATAAAGTTTTTTTTAGTTTTGATAAGTTGATAAATTGTTAATTTCTTATCATAATAATATGATATAACATATTAATAAAAAAGTCAAGTGTTTTTTTAAAACAATTCTTGAAGATTTTCAAATTCTTTTTTACTCAAATCATTCAAGTCTTTACCTTCTGGAATATCATAGGTAGTTATTAATTTATTACCTTGTAGAGCCTTCTTTAATCTTTTGGTAGCCTTCTGCCCTGCCTCATCCGGGTCAAGGGCTGTAATAAACTTTCTACATTTAAGTTTCTTTAATTGCTCATATTGTTTCTGAGTTCCTAATCCTAATAGACATACTGCTGGTTTTCCATATATCCAACATGTTAAAGCATCTAATATACCTTCACATATAATCACCTCTTTTACATCTTTTGGTAATTCATATAACCCGTATACTGGTTTATCAACTCCTTCTGGATAATGGAAGAATTTAATATCCACACTTCTTCTTGCTATAAATAATGTATTTCCTTCTTCATCTCTAACAGGGAAAGTTAAACATCTAAGTGTATTAGTTACATTACCAAATTTATCTTTTAACTCAAAATGGTCATCATATCCAATATCAAATTGCTCTATTACTTCATCTGTTAATTTTCTCTTATACATATAGTCATGATAATATCTATAAGAATCTAATTCTTCCTCACTAACATATTTATTGGTTATGTTTTTATTGCCTCTTCGCAGGTCAAGTATTATATCTTTTCGATTTTCAATTGAAATAGTTAGGAAATTTTTAATCAACCATTCTTTACCAAATGCCCCCTCATCATCTTTTCCGAAGCAATGACTTATCATTTGCTCTAATGAAGCGGTATATCCGCAGGTGAAGCAATGGAC